TATCTGCTTCTGTACGCCCTGTTGTCACCTACTGGGTCTTACTGATCTGGTCGTTTGCTCATCTGTGGTTTGCCTTCTGCGCCTGGGAAGACAACAACAACCCTATAGAAGTGTTCAAGGTAATGATGTCACCAGACTTCTCTGCGCTGGTGGCAGGCACGTTGAACTTCTGGTTTTTGGACAGGACGCTTGCCAAGCGTGGCTTATGACCTGTCTATCGCTATAGAGTTATGCCAGCGTTTCGAAGGTTTTCGAGAGGCTCCGTACCTTTGTCCGGCCAACGTACCGACAATTGGTTTCGGTTCAACGATGTACGCGGACGGAAGGAGAGTGACTCTGCAGGACTCTCACATCACACGGGCGGAGGCTCAGGCTCTGTTGGAATCAGAACTGAGGCACACATATTTACCGGGTACTCTGCGCCACTGTCCTGGGCTAGTGGCAGACAACCGAAGATTAAACGCGATCGTTGACTTCACCTACAACCTTGGCGTTGGCAGACTCCAGACGTCTACCCTCAAGCGCAAGATCAACGAACAGGATTGGGTAGGAGCAAAAGAAGAGTTGCTCAAGTGGAGCAAGGCAGGTGGAAAAGTCTTGCCAGGATTGTTGAAACGTAGACAAGCAGAAGCCTTGTTGTTGTAACAATAGTATGGTATCAAGCGCCTGCCATCACGGAGGCGCACATGGGACGTGAGCTACTAATATCTGATCAAGATTTCATACAGCTCTGGGAAAAGCATAGATCTCCCAGAAAGATATCTAACGCTACCGGCATATCAGAAAGAGCAGTCTACGCAATAAGAACTAGAATAGAAGCCAACCATAAGATAAGTCTCAGCGTAAGAGAGACAAAAGGACCAAGCACCACACACCTAGAGAAGGCAAGACACCACGCAGGGATCACGACAGGAACTGCGATAGTCTTCTCAGACGCACACTTCTGGCCTGGTATACGCAGCACGGCTTTCAAGGGCTTGCTCTGGGCTATAAAGACTTTAAAGCCTCATGTGATCGTCAACAACGGCGATGCCTTTGACGGCGCTGCAATCTCCCGATTCCCACGCATAGGCTGGACGCATATGCCTAACGTCAAGCAGGAACTAGAAGCCTGCCAGGAGGCTCTAGGAGAGATCGAGAAGGCCACCAAGAAGGCTAGGCATCACACGCAGTTGATCTGGTCCCTGGGCAACCACGACGCGAGGTTTGAGACTCGTCTGGCGCAGGTAGGACCAGAGTTTGAAGGCGTGTACGGCACGGCTTTAAAGGATCACTTTATGGCTTGGACTCCATGTTGGAGTTGCTGGCTGACTCCAGAGGTGGTGGTCAAGCATCGGTACAAGAATGGTGTCCACGCCACGCACAACAACACGGTGGGGTCTGGCGTGTCGATTGTGACAGGGCATCTTCATAGTTTGAAGGTAACGCCCTACAGCGACTACAACGGCACGCGGTGGGGCGTAGACACGGGTACGCTGGCGGAAACGAACGGACCACAATTCTTAGATTACTTGGAAGACAATCCTGTAAACTGGAGGTCTGGGTTTGCCGTGTTGACGTTCAGGGATGGCAAGATGCTGTGGCCTGAGCTGGTCAGTAAACACGATGATGGAGTGATTGACTTCCGTGGTGACCTTATAGATGTGAGTGAATTATGAGCAAGTTCCCCAATCTGTCAGTTGGTAGAGGCGAGAAACTCCCCGCATCAAGAGGTGCTGGCCTGACGGAGAAGGGGCGGAGGAAAGCTAGGGCAGCGGGTAGCAACCTAAAAGCACCCACGAAAGACCCTAAGAATCCTCGCCATAAGAGTTTCTGTGCCCGTTCCAAGGGTTGGACGGGGGAGCGCGGGAAAGCAGCCAGGAGGCGTTGGGGATGTCGGTCTTAGGAATTCATGTCAGGAAGGATGGTCTTGTTTCTGACAAGTGGGAATCTTATCTATATGCTTACGATCAAATCTTTTCTCTCTACAGAGATGATGAAATCAGACTCCTAGAGATAGGGGTACAGAACGGTGGCTCACTGGAAACGTGGGCAGATTACTTTTGGGATGCTACCGAGATCATTGGGATCGACACGGATCCCAAGTGCGGAGAGCTGGAGTTCGAGGACGGTCGCATCAAAGTGATCGTTGGAGACTCCAAGGAAGTAGAGTTAGAGGGTGAGTTTGACATCATCATTGATGACGGATTTCACACCGCCCAAGACATCATTGCCAACTTCAACCGCTGGTGGCCCAAGTTAGCTAACGATGGCATCTACGTTGTGGAAGACTTCCACACGCAGTGGATTCCGGGTTATGGCTCACACGCCATACAGTTCTTTGCAGGTTTCATCCAGGCTGTGAACGACAAGTGCAAGATCCAGCACAACGTTCAGCGCCTGGAGTTCCGGCACTCTATGGTGATCCTAGAGAAGGGAGAGCCGTGGCTGGGAAACCGTCTGGTGAAGGGCAAGGATGCGCCCGTCAATCCAGATGTACTGAGGTTCCAAGATGAAAGCAAAGAAGGGTCTGTACTACAACATCAACAGACGTAGAAAGCTGGGCCTACCAGCTAAAAAGCCTGGGCAGCGGGGGTTTCCCACTGCCGAGGCTTTCCGTAGATCCGCAAGAACTGCGAAGAAGTAATTACTCTTCGGTTCCTTCGTCTTCCTCGACGCCGTCATCCTCGTCAAGACCATCGTCTTCGTCGGTAGACTCGATAGAGTAGGCCGTGTCAGCAAAGCCTTGGAAGAAATCTTTCAGGGCATACTTTTCGATGCTCATGGTTTGAGCAACGGTGACGGCAGCAGAGAAGAGCGCTGACAGGGCATCCATAGCGTCATTCCCGTCAATAGCGGCAAGGATCTGATCTTTCACAAGAGACTCCGGTTAAGGTGCAGGGATAAGACTGCCTTCGAATAGGTAAGACCCGTAGTGTCCGAGCTTCACCCACGGGGCAGCATAGATCTTATACCCCTGCTTTCTTACAATTGTGCAAAAAGCAAAGTCCTCGGAGAGAAGACGTCCGCCTTCCACCATCACCGGGAAGTATTCGTAGATCTCGTCAGCCTTCATCGTGCCTGCCGTGTCTAGTACATCATTGGTATACACGGCGACAAATGGTCGCATAGCTTCAAACACTTCACGCTTGATGAGCATGAAGCCTGTGCCTCCGTTGACGATCTCCAGCGGCTCATTCTGCGGCACTACAACCTGGCCTTGCTCTCCTACCAGGTTAACCACCATCGCTCCTGTGTGGTTCTTGAGCTGATCCCACGGCACTCCGTTGCCTGCGGAGATAGCAACTTGCTGCCAGTTGATCTCTTTCTTGGGATAGAGTCCGCAAATGACATCCTTGTCTGCTGCCAGCATTGACATGACATCGTGTGGGTTAAACCGGATGTCAGCGTCTATGAACATCAGATGCGTGCAGTCTGTCTGTAGGAACTGATGTGCTAGTCCGTTGCGAGCACGCTGGATGAGAGACTCGTTGAACATGAAAGAACAATTAAGTTCTATTTTCTCCTTTGCTACTGACACCAACGCCAGCATAGATTGCAAATAAAACCCTGTGCACATTCCACCATACATAGGTGTAGCTACAAATACTTTAGTCAAGATATATCCTCTATTCTCATTACATATTTACCAGCGGAGTTCTTCCGCCACCCATGTACTTCTATCCTGATACCAGCCTCCCGTACTGCACCCACTGTGTCAGACGCAAGGATCTTCTTGATCCGTTCTGCCACCCCAGATGCCGTTACCTGCACGGCAAGTACCTCATTACGACGTATTGCAAGGATGTCGCACCATCCCCAGAGATCCTGCCGTATTCGTGCGTGTGGATTCCACTTCTCAACTACAGCGCAGAGATAGCCCTGCTCACGCAGATACTCCAGTGATCTCTGGGTAGGAGTCATCAGAACTCTTCTTTCAGCTCTTTATGGCGCTGCTTGTGGCAGGGCTGGCAGAGCCACATCACTTCGAGTGGTTTGTCATAGTCCTCGTGATGAGCGAGAGATCGTTCAGAGCCGCAGCGACAGCATGGGGAGCGTACAAGCAATGCTTTCTTAATTGCTCGTGAAACCATGTTGTGCGCTCTTTGGCGTCTAAGATCCTCGGATCTCCAGGCTCGATTGACAGCGATATTGACAGCTTTTCTCTCGGGTCTTTTGGATCGCTCTTTGTCATATTCTCTAATCCTTTCGATGTTTTCTACTCGATGTTTCGCAACATCTGACTTGGTGCAGGCTTTGCATTTGTTGAGATGACCGTCAGCCATCATCCGGTGTTTGTAAAACTCTTCCAATGGCTTGACGGTCTTGCACTTGAAACACTCTTTAGAACTGATCATGCCGTACCTCTGTGCTGGTGGTACGACCATTATAGACCAGTTCTAATTAAAAGGTACGTCTTCGTCCATGTCATCCCGCTTAGATCCAAACCCTGTTGTGTGAGGTTTGTAATTAGGCGGTACTTCTTTATGCTCTTCCTTCTTGTCTTTGAAGTAAGTGTTTTCTTTAATGGTGAAGTAGGTTCCACCGTTCTTGGTGGTGTTCTGCCAGATCGATAGTTTGATCGTCTCACCTACTGCGTACGATCTGGTGAGCAACAGATCACCATCCCAGTCAGGGCCGTTAGGATTCTTTTTCTGTGCTGGATCTTTCGAGAAAAGATTTACCTTTCCTGGGGTCGGTTGAAATGCGTTTTCTTTGTAACTCATGATATCCCTTGATAGTTATATTGCCGATACGATGGAATCCTCCTACAGATCCATTGATGTCTCCTGGTCTAACTGGTCCTCTAACACCTTTGGGAGATCGGATCCCTCCCCGATAAGCGCTGCCTTCAACTGGAACTTGAACAGCGCTGGCAGCTCTTCGATACCCTTGGCGTTGGCATTGAGTACGCTGGCGATCTTCTCCTTCTTGACCTCCGGCGTGAACTTCTGCGACCTCATAATCTTTTCAACCATCGACCTAACCCCTTCCAAGTAGCCTGAGAAATCGGGGTAGGACTCGTAGACGGAACCGTCTGCAAGAAAGAGTGAAAAGGGATGATCCTCCACCTCCCTAGGAGGGGGCTGCACGGGCTCTAGAACGTCCGCTGCGCCCATATCTTTCACGGGTGCATGGGTAGGTATGTCCGACAGTTCTTCTGGCGTGTAGACGCCCACTACAACGCCCGGAAACACGGTGCGGATTCCTTCGCTCACTACCCTTGCTCGCAACATCGCACGAGGATAGTTAGTCCAGTTGTCCTTGCCGGTTAACTTGGCTTTGACCGCCATATCCCAAGTCCAGGTGATCTTGGCACTTCCACCTTGCGGATGACTGAATGTTGCAGTTACCTCCTTATCAGTTAACACATCCCAGTTGACCTTGCCACCTTGTGCTTGGAAGCGTGCAAGCATTGCGTCTGCTTTAAGAGCAGGACGTCCTTGGATGATGTGATAGTCACGAGCAGCCAGAGCAGGGTGCATACCCTCTGCTTGTGCGATGAGCATCAGGGCAAGTGCCTGGTCAGGGGTCTTCATACCAAAGAGACCGGACTTGGCGATAGCGACGGCCATAGTCTGGACGTCATTCACAGGGATAAGATTACTCATTGAAACCTCGTAGATCTTTACACATAAGATTTGCGTACTCAGATGCTGATTCCATGATCAGTTGCTTGCTTCCACCGTGGTAGGGGTTCTCCCTCTTGATGATGAAAGCAGCCATCGCAAGTGCACGATATAGATGCCAAATGTCTTCGTATTCTTCTTCGCTCATTTAATTAGAAATCTCCGTGATCCAGGTACTTCCTGGACGAACTGGTCATACATCTGTGGGTACGCTGCTCTGAAAGCAGTCGTGTTGAACTTGGCAGACGCCTTGGCAGACTTCCAAGTAGCCAGCACCGTACCATCAATAGTGCTCAACACAGACTTGCTGCCCATCGCCTTCATGAGAGCCTGCTTACAGTTCTCTTCCTGATCTTCTGCTTCTTTACGAAGTTTGGAGTAGTAAGAGTAGTTACGAGCAGCAGTCTCCAGCTCCTTGCTGGCGATCACCGTGCCTTCTTCCGACACCGGGAAAGAGATCTTGCACTCCTCCACCGTCTGAGGTTCTGGCAAGGTGTTGGCAACAACGTGGCCCCACCACCTGGCGCACCACTTGATATGCTCCTCCTTCATTTCTGGTGTGACTTCCTGTCGCACCACAATGAACTCAGATCCTCCAAGTAGTACTGCCAGGTAGACGATCTCTGCACCGTGAACGGTGGCCTCGTGGATACACTGGATCCTGTCTGCGTCTGGCATGAGGCAAATTTCAGGATCGAACTTGCTCCTCATGAAAGAGCTGTAGTTCTTGGCTTCCACCAACACCTTGTTGTCCGCTGAGATGAAGTCAAAGTGAGACCTCAACCAACTTTCTTTGGGATGAGTAAGAGGGTAAGCGGCATCCTTGAGCTCGATACCTAGCCTCTCCTGGGCCAGCCTGCCGATCACTGGCTGCATGACATGGCCCATCTTAACGTGTTCAAGATCAGAGATCTCTTCACGCTCCATCTTCCCCTGTTTGATAAGAATAGCGGTTGCTGCTTGACCGTTGGCGGCCATGCGGCTATCGCCAGACCACCATCCGCTGTTGCGGACCTCTGGGCTGAAATCACTCATCGTTGGTCTCCTCTTGTTTGCGCTCCCAGAAGATCGCTCCCTCGCCGCACTTACCTGCTTCGAAGGTTCTCTGGTTGTAGGCGTAGGAATACAACTTGCGACCCGATACCGGGTGGATGTTGTAGAAGGCAGCGCACTTAGCTAGTGCGTAGTCATCGTCACCAGGCTTGGGTAGTAGGTGACGGCAGTCGATACATAACTTCATGTAACACCTATAAGATAAGATAAGATAGATACGAGAAACATCACTAGAACAGAAAAAAAAAGAACTGTCAACTGTCCGTTCGCTCACAGAACATCAGGACAAAAGAACCTCCAAGGTGGCATGGCAGCCAGCCTCACCCGCAGGGTCACTCATCTAAGATGGTTCCTGCCAGTGCTCCCTTGAGGCCAGATTCATTCATGCCGAGCCTGAGACCACCCAGGAGGTTCGACACTTGTGCAGTCGCTCTGGAACGCTGCGCGGCTCGCAGGGGGTGGCATACCCTGGCCGATGTACTCTTCCCTGCGGCCCATCTAGGCCCACTGCTAACGCGAGGAGTGCGGGCGAAAAAAAAGGACTTACTGCTGCACCGGGTGGAACACCCCGTTGGGGTCCGATGCATGAGTAAGTCCTCTTCGTTACGTTCCACGGTAACGGGGTCAACACTAACACAAAAAAAACCCCGATGCAAGACCGGGGTCAAGTCCCGAGTGGGACATCTAGGAGACAGCACGCGAGAAAGGTTCACTCTAGCACATCCTCGATCTCTAGCATCGCACGGCGCAGCTCTTCCGCCTCCTCTCGGGGCGTGTGGGGCTGGATCATCAGGACGTAATAGGCGCTCTCCATGGCCGACAGAGCGCGTTGCAGGACACGGTTCAATTGTTCATCCACCGTTCTTCTCCTTGAGTTTGGCTTCAATTAAACGAACAAACGTCTCTTCATACTCGCTATCAGCAATGTATTGCACCTCCTCATCCGTCAGACCGACCCACGGGCGCCCCCGCTCATGCGCGGCGACAAGGTTGGCGAAAGTTCCCATCATCTCCCCAAAAAACCCTACGCAAATAGGAAAGCCAGCCTCTTCCGCCATGCGGATGATGTCATCGGGTTTCATGTCTTTCTTCCTGTAGTGGTAGTCGTGAGAAGTTCCGCAGGATGTACGCATACTCGGGTTCTCCTCGAAATGGGTTGGATGTCTTGTAAACCCTCTCCGCCTTGGGAGGGATGTACAACCAACACTGCTTACAGATGACCTCGTTCCACTCTAGTCTGCGTTCTATCTTCCCCGACTTCGCCATGATGGAAAGCCTGGCGTTCAGGGACGATCGGGGCATTCCAGAGATGCTCATGTCAGTAACGAACATCTCTCCTTTATCACTCAAATAGTTAAAGATCGCCTGTTCGTTATCCATTCTTTTCCCTCAATATCTTTTCTATCATCCTAGCGAATGCCACTGTCCACTTGCTAGGGTCTTTATAGAATATATATGCCTTGTCGAACTCTACATGGTAGAACGCTGCTTCAATATCTCCCGAGGTTAGTTCCTCCCACTGTTTATTAACGGGGTCTTGAATGATCTTAGGGATACCATCCTCATAATAAACATCTTTGACCATCCACTCGCCGTTCACGAGTCTATCCCCGCAATGCCTGACACGATGGCAATGATCAGGCCAACGAACGCAACCTCTAGGTCGCCTATCATGGCCCCGGCAATGCCGGTACAAAACGAAATTAAGAATATGATTGATAACACGATGGGTCCTCGATGATGGGGCGGTGGTTAGCCGCCCCGATAAGATTAGATAACGTAAGCGGACTTGTCGTGCCCGTTGATCCAGCGCGGGGACTTGCCACGCCCGGACCAGGTTGCCCCTGATACCGGATCACGGTACTTAGGCGGGACGGTCCTGCGTTCTCCCTTGCTCGGCAACGATCCTTTACCGGGCTGTAGCTTCAGATCGGCAGCGGTGATGCTGTAACTGGCGATCATGGCCTTGCAAGCCTCGATAGCTTGCCGCTTCTCTTCCTGCTTGACTTCCTCTGCTTGACGCAGAATCTCAGCGGCTTTTGCCTGTAGTTCTTCGTACAACATGGTCAACACTCCAAAGATGCCCCGAAAGGGGCGATAAGAGGCCCAACACGGGCCGGGAAATGTGCAGGCAAGGCTACCCTACCTGCACGGGTTCAAGATCGGTTGTAGAGCGTTCTACGCTGCTTGTCTTTTTTCGCAGTCTTCGATGAGTCGGTTGGCGATCTCTAGCCAGTTGACGTCAGATAGGAAAGCAAGAGCG